CCAACTTCGCAACGATCTTGTTACTGCCAAGAACAATGATAAGATTCAAGATTGGGAGTTAAAAACACCGAAAGATATCAGAGCTGGTGCTATCAGAGATACTAAATAAGATGATTATACTACATTAGTATAATCCTCGGTAATCTACCATTTTAGTTTCTCGCTCCCTACCGACTTTACCATATAATACTGCCCGTTCCAAAACGAAAGTAGTGCAAGTGACAGTGGCACTAATGCTTCCATCCATGTACCGTCGAATATTATTGGAAGAGCCAGGAAAGATGCAAACAAGCATCCAGGGCTTCTAAGCCATACATTTATCCACGCGTTGCACATTCTCTCGCTGTCTCGGGCTACCCATCCCATCTTAACGCCCCAGAGAAGGGCATAATCGATCATACCCGGGTACCCTGTTAAGAAACAAAGGGCCACGATATTAGCACGAGTTGGATAGTAGAGAGTTAGAGGAGTTGATATCCCTATCATCACTCCGTGGTGGACCCACTCGTCTCTTGAGAGCTTTTCCCAGAAGAAGACAATATGATAGAGATGAAAGATAATTGCTACCATGAAGGTAGCGTAAGAGAGATCAGTCCAGCCCTCTGAGGCACATGTGCTAATGTGCTTAGTACAGTATAAGAGGTCATTACTACCCAATAGAGACACCATACCATTAGCCAATGCGTGAATAAAGAACCAGCGTGCATTATGTGGTATCACTGGTTGTCCCGGCCCGAAGTGAACATAGAGATACTGCGAGAGTAAATCCGCAATATATAAAAGGGGAGTGATGGTCGTAACCAATATGAGCGTGTTCGTAGCCATTTTATTATAGACATTAAATCTAAAGATGAAAAAAAATCAAGCTTCTAAATAGTATAATAAATGTCCGTAAAGATCCTATTCATTGGAGATCCTCATATACAGGTGAGTAACTTACCTGAGGTAGAAATATTCATGGAGCGTCTGATCAATCTGGCGACGAAACGCAAGCCAGACTTGATTGTTATTGCCGGAGACTTACTCCATACTCACGAGAGGCTGCATACTTTAGCATTGAACAAAGCTTGCGACATGGTGAACGATATGCGTCTAATAGCAAAGACTTATGTACTTGTAGGCAATCATGACTACATCCAGAACCAGCAGTTTTTGACTCAGAATCATTGGATGACCGGACTCAAAGAGTGGGAGAGCACAGTCATCGTAGACAAGGTTATGTCGGAGACTATTCGCGGAGAGAAATTCTTCTTTGTCCCTTATGTACCTCCTGGACGGTTCGAAGAGGCTCTAGAGGCCTTCCACGAAGAATGGCGTGATGCTTCTTGTATATTTGCGCACCAAGAGTTTGCTGGATGTAAGATGGGTGCTATCGTTTCTGTGGAAGGAGACAAATGGCCTTTGGACAACCCCCGCGTGATATCAGGACACATACATTCTAAGCAAAGTCCTCAGCCTAACATCTACTATAGTGGTTCCGCTATGCAGCACGCCTTTGGCGAGAGCGAGAAAAACATTATTGCATGTCTAACTTTTTCCGAAGGCAAATTCGTCAACGACGAAGTAGATCTGCAACTCCCTAGGAAGAGGATTGTGTATATGGATGTAGAAGAAGTGGAGACCTACTTCGTTCCTGATACGATGGACAAAATAAAAGTTACCGTGACTGGTAATTACGAGCAGTTCAAAGCTCTCAAGCGTACCAAGAAGTACAAAGATATGCTAAAAGGTGGTACGAAGGTAGTGTTCAAACCAAAGAAGCTGGTTCAACAAGAGGTCGCCCAAGAGAATCCTGAAGGTGAAGGAACCTTCAGGTCAATTCTAAACAGACTAATATTGGAAGAAAAGAGTCCATATCTGAGTCAAGCTTACGAATTGATTGTCAATGAAAGAGAGAGTGGTACAGACGACGTAATCTTTTTGTAATTTATTTTATATGCGTCTTATAAAATGAGTTATAGTACAGCTAGTGCGCAAAAATTTACTATGATAGACGATCTTCCTGACTTGGATGACCTTGAAGGACCGCCTCCTCACCAAAGGGCGGTCAATCGCGGGCAAATTAGGACATCTAGATACCCCGGGGCTTCAATGTTACCGAACGGGCAGGAAGACAAGTTTGCAAAGTTTATCCGTCAAGCACATCCTATGCCTAACGAGGCTGGAATGTCGAATCGTGGACACCCGCCCATGGCTCAAAATCCGTTACCTCCTCATGCAGCACCCGCGCTAGAGGAGGCATATGAGAAACCTGAGGAAGACGCCAAGAGGTACGCGATGCCGGAGAATACCCCCTCCTGTCTAAATGTGGCGGAGCACATCGCCAATTGTCCTATCTGTTCCAAGTTTTATAACGATGACAAGAGTATATATATCATAGCTATTGTAGTGTTGGCGGTCATATGTGTTTTACTCCTCAAGAAAGTTCTGGATCATTGAGTTCTATCTCGTTAAGAAATAAAATCTCCTTTAAAGTCACGAGACTCGCAACACTAAATATGTACGTTACACCGGTGTACCTACCGGTATTCCCGGATAATAATAGACCTCCTACCGTTCTCTGGTTATATAGGATCGGGTACATGATTATGAACAGCAAGGTTCTCTGGACAGCTCTGGGCTTCTGTAGTGATAATCCATTACCAGCTGTACTTACTGTGTGGTATACTCTACACTGTCTCTATCCTCCTAGAAACAGATAATAAGGTTACGTTTAAAGAGAAATTAGTAATACAGAAAATGACCGAAGAGAAAAGTAAGATTCCTGAGTTAGATGAACAATCGGAGATCACCGAGTATAACACTTTAGTCCTTTCTGGAGGATCCGTTAGAGGTATTGCCATTTTGGGAGCGCTTCAGTACGCCTATGATAACTATCTACTAACAAAAGTAACCACCTTCATCGGGACATCCGCTGGAGCCATGATCTGTTATCTTCTATGTATAGGATACACACCTGTAGAAATTATAGTATATCTATGTACTCATCAGTTGATGGAAAGACTGCAGAGCTTCAACATTGTGGCAATGCTCCAAGGCCGTGGTGCTTCATCCTTCAATCAGCTAGCTGAACATCTGGAGAAGATGACCATCGCGAAGATAGGATATCTTCCTACGATAGGAGACATACACGAGAAGCTAGGTAAGAGTCTGATATGCTCAACCCATAATCTAACAGAATCCCGCACGGAATACATCAGACACGAAACTCATCCGAAAGTCCCGTGCATAACGGCCCTACGAATGAGCGCTAACTTACCTTTGGTATTCGAGAGATATCGCTATGGGCATTGCCTCTACGTTGACGGAGGTATATCGGATAATTTTCCCATTCAGTTAGCAGATGACCCGGGTAGCAAAACTTTGGGAATCCTATTAGCCAAGGATAAGTCCAGGCTCGAGGAAGGAGCCGAACTTAATACATTGGAGTATATCTACGACCTCATGTTTGTTCCCATCGATCAATCTGTTGTCTACAAGATAAGTAATGTGTCTGAGCGATGCAACGTTGTCCGAATTCCAGCTAGTAAGTTTAAGTTCTTTAATTTTAATCTGTCATCTCCCACAAAACTAAATCTGTTTAGTGAAGGATATGAGCACATGCGTTCGGTCACTCAGTAAAGTTTAATTGATACCTATATAGGTATCAATTGTTTCTTGGTAGTAGGCATATCCTTAATCTATCTCAGCATTCCGATGCTCCAGTCTTTATCGATAAAAGGAACAACGTTGTTATAGCGTCGGCTTATATTCTCTAACTGATTGTTAACGTACTTGCACAGTGCCGCGGTCTCTTCGCGAATGTCGAAGTGGCTTGTGGCAAAGCGCTGAAAAAGGTCAGTAAGTGTAACAACGTACATGTCCAGTATGTTGTGGACTTCCTGGTTCTTCTCGACCTTTTTCTGCCTTCGGCGAAGCTGGGTGAGCCACTCATCCTCGTCGATATCCTTGAGCAGGAATTTGAGTCGCAGATCACCATGGTCTTCGACACCTACTCGTTGCGGATACCGCCGCATCACGTGACCGCGTACATGACCAACCGACCGATGGCACTCCTCCCAATTGGGAAATTTGTAACCGCGGCGATCAATGATGTGTCGCAACATCCGTATACACGGCATGCCACCGCAGTCGTATCTCTCTCCTCGTCGTGGAGCGACCCCGCCATTGTTTGCGCGCTGCCATTGGTAAAAGTGTGGGTTGTGTATCACACCAGTCACTGGCATTCCCGTCTTCCATGAGAAAGGTGTCTTGCACTCAATGCACCACATCTGGTCACACCCAGAGATCTTGAAGATTGGCACGGCACAGCTTGGGCATGGCTTAGTCTCCTTGGACAGTAACTTGGCTGTGGCGACGTCGTTTTCATTGCACACATGCTCATCGTCATTTTTTCCTTCCTTCGGGACCCGGCACTTGGAGCAAACGTGCGTACCACACGTACCACACTTCCATCCTTGTGAAAGGAACCCCCTACACTCAGGGACAGGACATCCCATGATAAACTTCTTTCGCTCTTTCTTCTCTTCTTTTCCTTCGTGGGTTCTCGATTGCAGCTTGGTGATCTCACCTTGGATCTTTTTCAGACGAAAGCGCAGGTACCTGGCCTCGTCCATGATCTTCCAGATCTGCTCCTGTCTCTGTTTCATTTCGCGTTCATCGACCACCAAAAGTTGCGTGGCAGGTAGCAGGCTTCGTTCCTGACTCAACAAGTCTTTGGCCCGCTTCTTTCGGTATTCAATGTTGTGAAAGACCTTTGGTGTATTCTCAGCAACAAACTCGAGACTTAGTTTGTGTTTACATCCTGCACATTCCGGGTCCGTCGAGCTCGACAAGAGGAGATGCTGTCGAAAGCAACTTGCACAACATCCTTTCTGACACCCCGGACACTCGATCTTGCACCTTCGTCCTTTGTTAAATGAGTCCATGCAGATCATACATTCTTGGTCCATGTCGGCCTCCTTGGTCTTGGTGTCTTGGACCACGGGTCTCCTAGTCATGAGAAATCTGATGGCCTCTCGGTCCTGCGCGGCCATGGCCTTGTGCAGGTCACCCTCATAGGGTATATTCTGTTCACTGTACTTGGTGGACATTCTCTGTGCTTGGAATGATACTTGTCTTTAGTTTTCATTTTCTTTTTCTTAAGAAAATGAAGTCAGGTGAAGACAGTAGGAAATCCCGTAATCCGCCTGTCTGGGAAACTATCCCGTTAACAAGGTACTCGGTCCAGACTGTTGACTACTCCCACGGATAAATCCGTGGGCTTTCCCGCTCCCTTCGTAAAGAGTCTGTGAACCAATCATCAGAACCCGATAAGAAAGCGTCTAAGTTACAAGCATTATGTGAGTTCTTTCAGCGCAAACTCTCGTAGTAAGACACTGCCAGCGGATCCGCCTGAATACACTTATAATCAATAGCTACGATACTGAGTCCATGCAGACTCTTGACGCGAGACAAGGCTACGTATGCCTGACCATACTCAAAGACGTCCGAAAGGTCGATCTCGGCATAATCCAGACTACACCCTTGAGATTTGTGTATAGAGATTGCATAAGCTACGCGCAAGGGTATTTGGAATGCGCGCAATACTCTCCTATTCTTCTCATCCATGTCCCATACTTCCATGCCTATTGCACGTTCCTCACCGTTGAGGAATCTGACGACAGGCATACTGGCATCATTGAAACCTATAACGACTCCTCTACTCCCATTAGCCAGACCACACGCCAGATCTATGTTCTTAACCAGCATGACTTGAGCTCCAATACAAAGTTCGATGCGTTCGACCACTGGGCAATAATTGTGGAACTTCTTTACAAGATGAGCCTTGTGTCTTCGTAAGTCCGCTGGAACTTCTATGCTCATCTCGTATGCACAGAAATCACGTCCTTCTTCAGCGAGCTTGTCGAGCTCGAGATTATTCTCTCTCTCCACGTTGATATTCTTGGAGTAAAGCTTTGTAGGTCTAATACCATAACTGTTACGAAGTTCTACACCAACTCTGGTGTCGAGAATGGATAGCACCTCCTTAGATATGTTCCCCATTCTCACAGCGTTCAAACACCTTTGGAATTTTCTGTCATCCTGTCTGATGATCTCATCTAAATATACTACGTTGGGAACGCACTTATCCCAACTTTTCGCTTGAAAGCAAAAATTCATTGTGCCTATACAAGGAAGCTGTAAGAAATCTCCAGACAAGGCGAGTTGGATCCCTCCAAAGGGATCATTGTTCCTTCGTACTATTCTCGCTACCTCCTCCAATTTGTCAAATAGATCGGGGTGCATCATGCTTATCTCATCAATGACTAGGCATTCAACCAGTCTCCATCTATTGCTAAGCCAATTCTGACTAGTAATCCTGTCAACAAGTTTCTTGACACTCTCCTTTCCAAGGCCTATGCCCAAGAATGAGTGTAAGGTGGTACCATTCAGTAACAGAGCCGAAGTCCCAGTAGTAGAGGTAATCGCTATATTGACTGAAGCATTACTCGCGAAAGACTTCAGTACTGCTGTCTTACCAACGCCCCCAGGTCCTGTTAGAAACACACTTTGCCCATCCTCTAGTAACGACAGAGCTTCACGTTGTTTCATTTTCATTGGGACACAGCGAGTTTTTGTTGGTTTGGTTGTGTTTAAAGGTCTATCACACATTACTTTATCTAAAGCCTGTTTAGGTTTTAGATGTTAATATCTGGGTCACATCTAGATGTACAATATCGTCGACCGACGAAGGTAACTTCGGAAAGGATGCAACCATTATTATACTCCTAGAGTATAATATTTTACGGGAATCCGCACACCCACCTCCGCAGCATATATTTTCTCCGCTACGTGAGTCAACCTACATTAAACAACAAAGTGTTTATTGTAAATTACCATTATAACCGGTGTGTAGCTCCACCGGGTTTCTTTGAATAAGAAATGTTTTAGTTGTAATAAGTCACGATTTATACCTCTAATCTTTCTTCTTTTCGATATTTCTTGGCTCTCGAAACTCGGCAAGATGATAT